ACAATAAACGCAACTTCAGCGTTAGGTGCCATTTGCGCGTTTGTTGTGGTAATGGTGCCTGCTGACTTGTTTAATGTTACGCCCGAAGCCTTATTGCCCGTTTGCGTTACCGTTCCATACGCGCTATCGGTATAGCCTGTTTTTGAGGTTGCAAAAATAGATGTGCCGGTGATAGTTTGCGGGTTGGTAGCGCCGATAATGCCCCCGTCAATGTCTTGATCAAGGTACGCAACGCCAATAGGCTTAGTAAAGCTCATTTATTTCTTCTTCGCAGTTTTGGCAGACTCTTTGAACGCCTTGGCTGTCGGAGCGCCAGGCGCGCCTGGTTTACGCATCTTCTCGCCGCTGCCTTCTTTGATACGTTCGCGTTTTGCCGCGATATTACTGTACAAGCCGGGTTTTGTCGCCATGATTAGCACTTCCATCGTTTAAGGGCTGCTTTAGCGCGTTCGCCGTCTTTGGCGTTGGCTGCTACGGCGCCCATTCTTGCACAAAATGAATCCTTGCGGCCTTGGTCTGCCTTGGTCTTGGGGTTTGGAGCCGGCGCTTTGAGGTTTGAGCCAGTCGCAGCGTTGTATTTCTCGCGGCCTTTGGCCGTCAGGCCAGCGCCCTTAGACACCGGCAGTTTTTCACCGCGTCCAACAGACAAAGAAACAGTTTTTTTCGTTGCCATCTAGCTTCCCATCCAAGATGTGTTGGCCGAAGTGTCTGAATACGTTCGGCGGGTGGTTGTTCGCGCATTGTACTCGCCCCGATGTGCCACAGGAAAGGCAAACGTCACGCAAATAGCGTCCGCAGCGTCTGGCGAGGCTAAACCACGCGCCTTCATGTCTTTTTTTGATTCCAAAAAAATTGTTCCACGTGAATCAGGTTTCATCATAGGCGAAATCAAGTCCGTCTTCAAGAACCTGTCGTTTGGAATACTGGCCGTCTTGAGCCACTCCCGCATGTCGCCCCACATTTGCGCCCTCATGTTGCCGTACATGATCGGGTTTTTGGACTTGTTGCCAAAGTTTACGCCCTTGATCTTGTAGCGCTGCTCTTTGAGCCTGTCCACAATGCCCGCCCCCAGCCCGCCCTCGTCGATGACGACCAGCGTGGGCTTGTATTCCTCAATGGCGTCGATCACATACCCCACCACGGTCATGGTGTCGTCGCCTCGGTGCCTAATGATCTTCACAATGTCGCGCCCTTGCCGCACGGCGATGACCGTAGCGTCCGCGCCGAACCGCGCCGGATCGACCCCGATCACAATAGGCGCGCTCAAGTCCTGGTACTTGACCCGCTTCATGGCCTCATCGACCGTGTTGGCGCCGATGAACTGATCATCACCCGCGCTCGGGAACTGGCCGTACACCTCAACGTGCGCTTGGGCTGAGTCCGGCCCGTACTCGTCAATGATCTGCTGGTAGACCGCCTTGTCTGTCCCCTCGACCGTGCGGGCGTCCACCACCTTGGTATTCCAGAAGTCGCGCTTGGAGTGGAACGTCTCGTAAAAGTACCCCGTGTTGCGGCGGGGGTTGGAAAACGCAAACCAAAACCTGTTGGGCGTGTTCTCCGTAAAGAAGCCCGCCGTCACCGCCCAGATGGCGTCATCAATACCGCTGGCTTCGTCAAAGATGACCAGCACGCCGTCCATGTTGTGCACACCGGCAAACGCGTCCGGATTTTCAGCCGACCACAGCCGCCCCTCAACGCCCCAATACCTGGTGCCCTTACGCAGATCGCGCTCGACTAACTCGGTCAGCCATTTGGCCGGTTGCAGACTGGTTGCGCTGACCTCAAACCAGTGGCTGTTCAGCCCCATCGCCAGCCACTTGGTGATCTCGGCCCAAGTCACCTTACGCAACTGCGACTCGCTGTTGGCCGACACGATGGTTGTCGAGCCGATCCGCGTGGACAGCATCCAGATCACCAGCCAACTGACAAGGGCCGATTTGCCGATACCACGGCCTGACGCAACCGCTTCGCGCAGGGTATCGAAGTCAATCTTGCCGTTGTTCTGCTTAATGTGCGCGGCAATGTCTTGCATTACATCGCGCTGCCACTTGCGCGGGCCACTGAAATGCTCCAGCGGCGTGCCCTTGACGCCCCACGGAAACAGCAGCATGACGAACGCCAGCGGGTTGTCCTTGATCTGGGGCGACCACAGCCGCGCCATCAACTCTTGTTCGTCTTCAGCGCTGTACTTGGTGGACTGCATCTAGTTTTGGCGTGAGGTATTCACTTGGGTTGTTCTCGATAACGTCCATGACGCGCCGCTCGGCTTCGGCCAAGGCGGCGGTGATCGAGATGCGCTGATCCACGTCAATGGTGATGGCCTGCTTGGCAACCCAGCCGTGGACGTGTTGCAAGATAGCCAGGCTGGCCTTGGCGTCTCCCTCTGCGGCGGCTTTGTGCAGTTGGCGTGAGGCTTCTATCTCGCCATCGGCCTTGCCCTTCAACGCGGCGACTTCGGCAATCGGGTCAAGCTGGCACAGTTGGCGGTACTCGGTGGGCAACATGCCCGCAGCCATAGCTAATGTGTCGCCCTTGAGGCCCAGCTTGGCAGCATCGTAGATTCGGTTTAAGCGCGCCTCTGTCGCTTCGACTTTGCGCGCTTCGTATGGAAGCGAGTAAAACATGGATTCTCCAGCCACTGGTACGTGTGCTTGGATTCTATATTAAAAAAAATTTTGTTTGTAGCCCCTACGCTACCGTGGCCCACTGGCCGCCGGCCCTACCCCCCACCCCCTAAGTTAGTAAGCACTTACTTACAGCTAGGGTAAGTTAGCACTCACTAACATGCACCGCCCCAGTTAGCACTCACTTACAACCTGGTGAGTGAGCACTGACTAACATCCTGGTTAGTGAGCGCTCACGCCAGACATGCATGGGTCATTTGGGCTGACCCAAAACAGTTGATAGCTTGCAACATGCAAGCCGTCAGCATGCGCGGCCACATAGCATGGGTCATATGGGTCATGGCATACATGTTGACCCATGTGGCACATGCGAGGGCTTTTGGCGCGCTCTGGGGGCTTTGGCGCGATGGGTCATTTGGGTCATATTGCCATCAAATTTAAGTCGCTGGGTTATAACATTGCATACAGTAACTGTATACACTTTAAAAACTTCTTAATTTAACTTATCAATGACCCAAATGACCCAAACACTAGGCTTTTCATTGGGAGCGCGCATAGGCCAAACACGCCAAAACACCGGCTTAACTTTTGGCACATTTGACCCAACATTTGTAAGCAATTTCATTGCATAGGGTTTTGGAGGGGTCTTGTAAATCAATGACTTACAGCAACTGGCACGATTCTTCCCTGCTATATAGGTGAAGGGGTAAGAAAATAAGCCCGTTCAAGTGCAAGAGAATCAGTTACACTATCAGTCAACAAGGAGTAAACGACATGACACAGACAGAACAAAACTTGATTGCCGGCATTTTAGACGCCGCGCCCGTTCTAGGGCTTGGCTACTTAGCCCGTGAGCTAAACGCGCTATATCACGCCGCCCGCAGCGCGAAAAGCCGTGACGATATCCATAAAGTAGCGTACGCGCATGGAGCGCACAAGTCGCCGCAATTCACTACAACAATGGATTCGAGCACTTCCATCCGTTACAACCCAGAACAAGAGCATCGTTCGCATCGTTGGGAAGTTTGGTGCGATGCAGGCGTTTTCGGATTTCCTACCTGCGCGCATGCCATCGCGTACCAGACCGCGTTAACCAAAGGGGCTACAGCATGACTTACAACCCAATGATCGAAGCACTTGATTTTGTCTTGTGGCTTATGGGTGACGGCATCGAATTAGATGATGCGCTCACCAAAGCGGCGGCGCGTCTCCATGTCGAGCGTGACGCGCTCGCTCTTGCATATCAATCAACACTCTAAGGGGCTTACCATGAACAACTTATCTTATGATTTTCTTGAGGGTCAACTGTGCGAATTGTTTCAAGGCGTACCCCATAACGCATGGCCGATTTATGAAGTGCCGGACGATGTCTTGCGCGCCGCCTTGGCATGGAATGATAAAGACGGCGATTTTGCGGAATGTGACCGCCAAGGCATGCTGGAAATTTTCTTGCATGACTTCGTTGTGAGCCGCGCCAAATGAGCCGCTACATTTTCACCAGACGCGGCCAAGCCCTGCGCTCCGCTATCCTGAACGCCGCCGGCGCTCTGGCGTTAATCGCCGGCTTGCTGGCCTTGATGCTTGCATATTTTGATGTTCTAACTAGGGGCTAAAAATGAAACGACAAAAGTACTTGGCCGCGTTGCTTGGCCTGTTGACTGTTGAGGAAATCCGCGCCAGCGCCGCCCAGCCAAGCGCGCATATGACCCGAACGCATGTCCTACTGCACCATGTCGCGCTCAGGCGCTTAGGCGCGCGCTGATCTTCAGTGCATGCGGCCGCACTGGCCGTATGCGCGGACGATCCGTCCGGTAACAGTGGAGTAAAGTAAATGATTCAAACAATTAATGTCTCAGACTTCCGCGATGCGTTCTCACGCTATGACCGCGCCGCGCAATTCAGCTATGAGGGGCTTGGCGCCCTGTTCGACTATTTAGAAGACGCCGCGCCAGCCTATGAACTCGATGTTATCGCGCTCTGTTGCGACTATTCAGAAGATACAGTCGAGCAGATCGCAGAGTCTTACGGGCTGGAATTGCCCGCTGATGAGTCAGAGGAAGAACACCAGGCGGCCGTGCGAGATTATTTAGACGACCGAACACAAATTGTGGCCGAACTAGATGGCCGGTTTTTGTACTCTCAATTTTAAGGACTAACACCATGAAAACAGCAGAACATTTTGCACTTGACCAGTGGCTTACGGAATATCCTGACAACCTCACTTATGCGGAAGTCATCGCTATTTTGCAAGACCCTGAGAACACATGGCGCGCGGAAAGCATTTCAGTCTGGGAAGCTGCCGAAAGTTTCCCGTTGGAACATGTCGCCGAATTTATCAACAGCACTAAATCACATTTTGAAAGAGTAACAGCATGAACACAATCACCATTGGCCGCACGACTTACAAGCTGCGCGACACCTCGACAATTTTCGCAGACCATGCCAAGTGCACCGGCAAGCATAAGAAAGTTAAGCCCAAGGCAGACAAGCCGCGCCAGTACCCAGCGCATGGGGCTAGCATGTCAACCGCCGATTATGTCGCGGCATATCGCGCGGCTAACTCTAGCCGGTGCTTGATCGAATGGGACTGGCAAGCCCTAACCGAACACCTCAGCCAGCCGCAAGGCTTTGATTCTTACGAGGTAGAAGCATGACCTACGAAGTACAAACCCTAACTTATCTTAATCGGTGGGAGAACGTCTGGACGGATGACGGCGACACCTTGGTGACGTTCGACACCTACGAAGCCGCGCAAGAAGAACTCGCGGGCTACTTGGCAGACCTCGCGCATTTTGTCAAAACTGGCGATCTGACAGACTACAGCCCTGACGATTACCGAATTGTGGAGGTGGAAGCATGATTGATTTACACGTTCCATCGTATGGCCTAGTGCTGCAACTACTGAACGCGGCGCTTTGCGAGTTATCGCATGGGGAGACCGACGAAGCCACGGCCACCATTGAACAGGCGCGCTCGCTGCTGGAAAATTTAGGGGTTGACGCATGACATTAGAAACTATTCAATCAGCGCTGTTTTGCGCTTATGACTTACGCAATGCCATGACCAGCGAGGATAAGCGCCGGCCAACGGAAAACGAAAATTTTGGCAACACTGTAAACGAGTTAATTGGCTATCTTGAAGCATTGGAGGTAGAAGCATGAAAGGCGTCCCGTATGTTGTGCGAGGGTTAACCCTCGAATGCGAATTTGAGTTTGAGGCCGGCGAGCCGGCGACATGGGACGAGCCAGGTTGGCCGGACATTTATACGCTCACCGGTGCATGGCTGAACGGCGCCAGTGTCATGCCGATCATTGACCCTGCGATTGTGCAGGAACTTGAGGAACGCGCCCGATGGCCGTAGCGCTGGCGGTCTTGGCTGCCGCGTTACTCGCAATCATTCTGAAACTATAAAGCCCCTCGCGGGGCTTTTTTACTTGACCCTCACCAGCGCTGCCGGCGGCGCGTCCTCTACAAGCCGGCGTAAATTGGACTTATTGCCGCCGGCCATGTCGGGCGCGCAATACAGGTGCTTTTTGCTTGGGTAGTCTGAGGACGCTA